TCTGTAAGCGGTAAGGGCGTACCATCTGACAAACCTTCAAGGTGTTTGTAGATGTCAGGCACTACATTATTAAGACTCATTGGGCATATCCTTTATGATAGTTTTAATTTTATTTAAAGAGAGCTTAAACCATTCTCCTCTGTTATCGCATCCTGTGGCTGTAAGTTTATCGTGTACTAATTTTTCTGTTTCTTTTCTATCAGCAAAAAACTCAGAGTACTCTAATTTAAAATCACGTAAAGGACTAGATGTTTGATAAGTTCTACACCTATCCTCTGCATCTACAGCCATGCCAACCTTGTACCAACCTTTCCATGCAGGGTTAGATACTACATAGATGTGGCCTCGTTTTACTTTATCGTACTTATTATAGACTGCCTGACCTATAGAGGCGGCTAGTCTTTTAAGTTTATTTTTTCTATTCTTAATTGTATCACAAGCGTTGCAAATATAGTTACACTTTTTAAGATTAGAAGAGTAAAAGTTTTCTTCTGTTAAAAGAACATTGCAATGATTACAAGTCTTAATGTGTTTCACTCCAGTTCTCCCCGACTTTGTAGTCTGCTCCCAATGGGCAATTAAGTTTAAACATACACCCTGCTTCTTTAATAGCTCGTACTCCTGCTTCTCCTACAGCTTTGGCGTGATCAGCATGGCACTCTATTTGCCATTCATCGTGTACATTGGCTACAAACTTAGCATCCCAACCATTAGAATTTATCTTATCGTTTAAAAGAATCAAGGCTTTCTTCATTACTATCGCACCTGCTCCTTGTAATAAAGTATTCAGGGCCGCATGTTCTGAACGGACTGTAAGCTTGCGACCATCTAGTGCCTTAACGAACCCGCTTCTAGCTTCTCTTTGTACTCTGTCCGTAAGATTTTTAAATGATGGGAGATTATCAAAGAAGCGTTGTCTAAGTCCTTTACCAACCGCTCTACCTCTACCAACCACTGATCCAAGTTTCGCATCTCCCGCTCCGTACAGGAGGGCATAGATGAAAGTTTTTGCCTTATCTCTTGATTCAATTCTAGCAAGTTGTTGATTAGTGGTGTGTATGTCTCCGTTAAGTATTTCATTTGTGTAGCCCTCGTCATTTAAGTAGTGTGCTAACATTCTTAATTCCAAGCCTGAAGCATCTATGCCTACTAGCTTGTAGTTATCTGGCACTGTCCAACAGCTTCGACACTCTTCACCATAAGGAGACTTAGTGCTTGGAATCTGGGCTGTGTTGGGATGTGAATGAGTCATGCGCCCTGTCACTGCCCCATTAGGATTTACAAAGCCATGTATTCTTCCTGTATCTTCGTTAAGCTCTTTGAGCCAACTCTTAGCTTGAGCCAATCGTTTCTGCAACATAAGATACCTAGCAATCATGGCGGCCTGTGGAATATTTTTAACTCTATTTAAAGTGGCTTCGTCCACAATAGGTTGACCTGTGGGTGTGTGTTTCTGCGGGTTCCAACCAAAACGAATTAAGTATTCGCCGATTTGTTTACGTGATCCTAAGTTAAAAGGCGTTTCAGTTTTACGAGAGATGGGCTTGTTGTATATATCCAAAGATAATCTTTCGTACTCTTCGTCTGTCAGTCTTGTGCCGTTACCGTGTTGATCTGTCGCAGTCTTAGCCACTGCTCCTGTAGCTGTGAACTTAGGCGTAAGTATTTGCGTGGTGATAATCGGCTTGAACTCTTCATGTACTTCTTGTTCTAAATCGTGTAGTTTAGTTTCAAACATAGCAACTAAGCTCATTGTCTTTTCAATGTCTAAACAAAAACCATTGTCACGTTGCTGATTAATTATCTTAGCTACAGCGTGTTCTATTTGTACTGATTGTGGTGTAAACCCACGGCTCTCAACCTTCAATGCTTCATATACTTTAGTGTTAAGCAACACATCGTTCTTACAATACTCTAGCATCTCTGGGCTGTAAGCTTCCCAAGCATCTTCTTGTTTTCCAAAGTCACCTTTATGAAAGCCTAGTCGATAGCCCCAACCTTCAAGCCCGTGATTGCCTTCGCGTGTAGGTTTAAAAAGCCTTGAAAGAACAAGGGTATCAACGATCTTCTTGTCGAACAAGTCTAGTCCTGCAACCTTCTTAATTGCAGGGATGTCATAGCCTATTAAGTTGTGACCAATTAGTTTTGTTGCAGAAGATAACATATCGTAACCTTCTTGCAACTGTGTATTGTCAAATGTAAATACGTCCTTAGTCTCTACGTCTTGAGCCACAATACAAAATATCTTTGTGGGATCTAAGCCGTCTGCTTCTATATCAAATACTAAGTTACTCATTTTCTTTTGCCTTTATGGTTTAAAGTTGTTGGACTTACTAAGATTAGCATACCACGGAAGTACCTGTAAGTTTGTTTCAACATGGAGACCGCTCACCAGTTTACCTCTAAGCGGTATAATATGATCGACATGCATGACTATTCCTGTTTCTTCCTGTAGTCGTTTAGCTTCGGCGTATATATCTTTAATAGCTTTCGTGTCAGCCCAAGATACTGTACGTTTAAGCTCAGCGGCTCTGCGCTTGGCGGTTGTGGCACTACACTTATCTGGGTTAGCTTGGCGGTATGCTCTATGTTTAAGCATCACGGCCTCCCTGTTCTTTGCGTAGTAAGCCCTAGAACTGGCCCGCTCAGATTCTTGATTATCTCCGTATTCTTCTTTCCTGCAAGCCTTACACGCAGAGGTAAGCCCGCACTTAATAGACTTATTTTTGTTAAAATAATCTGAAGGCTTAACCTCTCCGCACTTAGTACATGCCTTAGTCATGTGGACTCCGTGAATCTTTAAGCATCTCTTCGTAGTAGTATGACAGAACGTCATGTTCTATTGCTATTTTTATACCCTCGACAGTGTAATGCGCCCACCTTATAACAGTTATAGGCCTAAACAATTTATTGTGTTTATCTATCTCGAACCCGTTAAAGGTGGTTGTCATATAATGTCTCCCTCAAATTGAGAGGGATCGTAAGCATCTAACTCTCTGAGCCTTCCTGTGTTACCATCATATAAAAGATTGGTAGCTACACCTACATCTCCAGTGTATCTAGACTTCAGTACCCTCACCTTAGTGGTGGAGGCTTCGATCTCATCGTCTGATTGTTGGTTGCGCTCCAAGGAAAGAACACAATCACTTAGCTGAGCAATGCTCTGACTACCTCTAAGATGATTAAGACCTGTCTCAATACCGTTCTCGTGTCCACGGTTGCCATCAATCCTGCGGAGGTGTGATACAAGAATCATGCCACATCCTGTCTCCTCAACCATCGTTCTTAGCCGATGCATGATTTGATCTATGGCTTTGCGCTCATCGTTTTCAAGGGTGGATAGGACTAACATGTGCAAATGATCCACTACAATCCATTTACAATCTAATCCAATTATCATGTAGCGTAACTTGCTAAAGATGTCTTCAAGGTTATTGACTCCGTGGTGTGCATGAATCCATACACGCCCCTCGTTCTCACCCATGAATACTTTCTTAAAACATTCGTCCAATTGATCGGGGGTGTAAGTAGACTTAACGCTGTCTAAATGCAGTTTAGCATCTGCCTCAATCGCCATGATTCCTTCGGCAGTTCGTGACCAGTTCTCTTCAAGTGCTACTACACCCACGTTATCTTTTGTTTTATTTATAAGCCAGTGTTCAAGTTCTCTAGTGACAGAAGATTTACCCAGACCTGTACCACCTGTCAGAGTAACTAGCTCTCCTTCTCGTAGACCTTCTAGCTTTTTATTTAAACCATACCAAGGATAAGGTATCGCTTGTTTTCTTTCAAGACGTAGTTTCTGATATGCTTCAAGCTGTTCAGACAGATTCAAAACACCAGAAGGTGTATAGACTTTAGCATCCCAGAAAGCACTGACGTATGCCGCATGTCTACCCTGACGCAACATATCATTAGCGTCCTTGTAATCCACGGGCAGTGTCATTATCTTAGCTTTCTTTGGTGTTAATAGTTTTGCTACGGCTTGAGCCGCTTCTTTGCCATACTTATCATTGTCAAAATTAATGACTACACAATCAAAAGACTCAAGGTACTCAAGGCTATTCTTAACATCAGCAACGCCTCCTTGCGCCCCTGACTTTATAGAAACGACAGGCCACTTAGAACCAAGTAGCTCGTAAGCGGCCATGCCATCGCATTCACCCTCTGTTAAAGTTATAAAATTACCACCTGCTTTAAACAGATTTTCTCCAAACAACCCTACCTCTTTTGGACTACCTGTCCACGCAAACTCTTTGTTCTGTTTACGTATCTTAGTACCTGATAACTCGTGTCCATTGTAGTAGGGGTAGTAGTGCTTATCAATCTTACCATTTAGTAGTGTTGACTTGACCCCATATTTCTTAGCTGTTTCTAAGCTTATCTTTCGATCAGTCAATTCATTAAACGTAGCTGTTGAACTATTGTTCATCTTGCTGTTCCTTTGATGTATTTCAAACTCCGTTTCTACATCATTGTGTTGCACTTCCGCTGTGCTATAGTTTGGTAAGTATGTCCTGCAACTGAAGCAGAACCCAGAGCCATTGTCGTTAACTGAAACTGGGTCACTGCCTCCACAAGCGGGACAAGGTAGCTTGTGTTTAACAAAAGGCATACGCCTTACTCCTATTTGTTGCCTCGTGTTTCATCATCGGAGGATGCTTCAATGATAGCCTCGTCTACCAAATGCTCATCCATACTGCCAGTTAGAGTCATAATAGATGCACGAGCGAGTGTAACATTCAACTCTGCCTCTCTTAGCTTGCCCTGTGCATTGACCAGTACTCCGAATACTGACTGTCCTTCGGGTGATAGTTGCCCTACGTCATAAGTCACATCGTCTTTGATGTAGGTGTATTGTGGTGCGTCACTCATAGTTCATCCTCCATAGATGGTTCTGCTGTTATACCTAGTTCTTCGCCATCAGGTGTCCCGACTTCTACTAGATCAAGCACCTGCATAGCTTGAAAGTCTAGACCCTTGAAAGTCCCATACTTGTTTGTGGTTTCCCACTCATTGTACTGAACTCTCACAGTGGAGCCGTTACCTACACGAGCATCCAAAGGATTCTTATACTGGTCGATAAGCTTTGGAGCCTGTCGTACCATACCGTTTGGCCCTTCGACCTTACGCTTAATTAAAAGAGCAGGGCCTTCGTCCATGTCTTTGATACTAAATCCACGCGCCTTAAAATCTTCGGCTGTGGCTTCATCAACAACCAAATTGACTGAATAGATAGGTTCAAAGGTTGTGTTGGGTGTTGTGACTGATGCCCAGTATGCTGAGCCTTCAATTATTGCCATGTTACTTTCCTCTGTTGGTTAAAAATAGAGCGGACATATTACCACACTCTTGTAAGTTTGTCAAGTTATATTTTATCTAACGCTATAACAGTTATAATTCCTGCCACTATAACTGCAACAAGTATTAAACCTTTCCAATCATCGGAGTCTTTGTAATCAAAGTTACTCACCCTCGCTCTCCTTTTTAAGTTCTGAAATCATTTGTTCTGAAATATACCAAAGCTTTACTACATATACACAAGCTGTTATAGATACTATTGCTAATAACATATTCATATTTTTATCCTTTTAAAACTAAAATAACATTTATGATTGTGAGCAATGCGGCCAACACAACCATAGTCCTAACTGTCTTAATGAATCTAGACTCAAACTTACTTGTCATCTCTGTCTTCTCTTCTTGAATCCAGTTTGCCATCTTCAACAAGGTATTGGAGCATACCGATTTCATTGAGTCTTTGTTTATGCTTATCTTTTCTAACACTTGATACCTCCGTTACTAATCTCTGGCCTCAAAAGCCTGACCAATTGTAATAATAATAAAAGGAAATAGAATTACTACGCCTTCAAAAGATGCAGGCCTAACGCCAAACCAATCATCACTGCTCACCCAAATGGGGCGGCTATCTACAAACTCTAGATCAAGTCCGACACCGTTCCGTAGTCCAATGCTGAATGTAATGTTACCAAATAAATTTATTGTCATATGCTTTTCTCCGTGTATGGCTTGATGTACTCGCCAACAGTTAAGTCAGACGATGTGATGTGGTTTATAACTACCTTCCACTCACTGGGTGTCCAACGTGTTTTCTCACCACAAACTAAATCTAATAT